GGTGCGACCACAATATCGTCAGCAGGTGACACAGGTGGCTCGGGTGGTGGTGGTGCAACGTCAGGCGCCGGCGGCGCTCGAACCGCCTCTCCCGTTCAAGGTTTCGACGGTGGTGCAGGTTTTACAAGCGGTAACGGCGGCGGTGGTGGTGGCGCGGGCGGAGCTGGTGTCGCTGGGGAAACAGCAACGGGTGGTGTAGGACTCACCTCTGCCATTTCAGGTTCGCCAACAGGTAGAGGCGGTGGTGGCGGTGGTGGCGGCATCACAGGTTCAGGCCGAACAGCCTCAGACGGCGGAGGCGCAGGTGCAGCAACTGGAGCCGGAACCGCTGGAACAGTGAACACAGGCGGCGGCGGTGGTGGTGGTAGCGGAACCACAGCTGGCAACGGCGGCCCAGGTGGCAAAGGTGTCAGCATTATTAGAACGTCAATTGAATCACTAGAAGCCACTGTGTTAACCGGCGGAGTGAGAACAACAACTTCATCCTTCCAAATATATACATTTAACGACTCTGGCACGATTGGGTGGTCATAATGGCGTCATTTGCAGAAATAGACAAAAACAACATTGTGTTGCAGGTGATCGGGATTAGTAACGACGTTTGCGGAGAACCAACTCTTGCATTCCCTGACACTGAGGGGGCGGGTCGCGCGTTCATAGCCAACACATTAAAACTGGCAGGTGAATGGCGGCAAACAAGTTACAACGGAAACTTCCGTGGAACCTACGCCGGCATCGGCTACACCTTCGACGCCGACGCTGACGTGTTCGTTGCTCCTGTTGTTGAAGTCATTGAGGATGAGCCGACAGCATGACCGCCGGTGAGATCATCAGCCTGGTTGCGGTGTCGCTGTCCATTGTGACAGCGGTGCTGGGTGGGCTGATGTGGGTGATCAAAGCGCAGGTGACATCTATGCGCCGGGATCTGCAACCTAATGGCGGCAACTCAACAAAAGATCAACTGAACCGCATCGAGCGTGACGTGATCGAAGTGCGGCACAAAGTTGATGACCACATCACTTGGCATTTGAAGGAGTAGACATGTTCACGATTAAGTTTTGGAAAGATGCAGGCGAGCGCGCCATCAGAACAGCAGCGCAGGCGTTGATCGCATTGTGGGCAACGGATGTGTCTGGTGTGTTGGCAGTGGATTGGGTGCAGGCTGGCAGCGTTTCGGCGCTGGCGGCTTTGATGTCAATCCTGATGTCTATTGCTGCCACTGGCGTTGGAGATCATGAAAGTGCAGGCCTTACCAAGTAAGTCAACGAGAGGAACATCATGGCCAAATTGGTTGCAGGTGGCGTGACGTTACGAGATCAAATCAATGAACGATTCCCTGACAGGGACAAGTCCTCTGATGGGTGGGTCGGCGATGCTGCGCATGTTGCCCGTGCCAGTTTTCACAATCCGGACAAAAACGGTTGGGTTCACGCCTTAGACATTGACGAGAACTTTGGTATTGGCAAGTGGCGCAATGGGCGCAACGCGAAGGCGCTGGCCGATCAGTTGGTTGCCTATGCCGCCTCAGGTTTACCAGGTGCCAATCGTGTCTTGCATGTCGTGTATGAAGATCAGGTTGCATCGGGATCGTACAAAGCATCGTGGTGGAAGTTTCGTGGTGCAGGCTACGCCCATTTTCAACACATCCACATTTCATTCACTGAGAAGGCGCAAAAGGATGGCCAAGTGTGGCCGTTGCCGATTCTTGGCAAGACGTTGAAGCAACGCCGGGCGTGGGCGGCAGCATTGGCCGGCAAGTGAACTTGGCCAAAGACTTTGCAGCTGCTGGCAACAAGCCTTTGCGTTGTCACACATGCAAGGCGTTGGCAACATTAGGCACACCAGACCGTGAAGCGTTGCAGGCGGCGATTGATAACCGGGAACTTAGTGTGCGCGTGATCGTTGACGTCTGCGAAAAGAATGGAATCAACGTGAACACCAACAGCGTTTACGAACACCGTCAGGGTCGTTGTCCGAAACCATGACCCTTGCCGAGGCGCTGGCGGGTATGAGCCGCACGCCGAAAGTGTTGACCCTTGACATCGAAACGTCACCCGCGTTGGCCTACGTCTGGCAACTATTCGATGTCACGGTGTCGGTGTCCCAAATTGTGGAACCGTCGCGTGTGTTGTGCTACGCCGGCAAGTGGCTTGGTGAGAAGCGCACCACTTGCGTGTCCGAGTTCCATGACGGCAAGAAAGTCATGGTGCAGACAATGTGGGACATGCTCGACGAGGCTGATATTGTTGTTGGATACAACCATGTGCGCTTTGACATTCCCCACATGAATCGTGAATTTATGTTGGCCGGGTTAGTGCCGCCGTCGCCGGTACAGCACATTGACCTGCTCACTGTCATGCGCCGCAACTTCAAAATGATGTCAAATAAATTGGGCTACGTCACAGACGCCGTTGGACTTGAGACCAAGTTGGACACCGGCGGCCAAGCCCTGTGGAATCAAGTGATGGCAGGTGATCGTGCCGCCTGGGATAAGTTTCGGCGATACAACATTCAAGACGTCGTGATCACAGAACAATTGTTCACGCTGCTGGCGCCGTGGATTAAGTCACCCCACGCCGGCCTGTGGACAGGTGATTTGTCGAGCTGCTATTCATGTGGGTCAACGCGGTTGGTTGCTCATGGTGTCACGCGGTCAAAGACTATGGCGTGGCCATTAACCCAGTGCGCTGACTGCGGCGCATGGAATAAAGTGTTGAAGTCTGGCGCCACAAGACCGGCATGACAACGCCGCCGGCGCTTCCCTTCACCGGCGGCGTTGAGTCTGTGTTGGTGCAGTCTATATCTCGTCAGTCTCCACAAGGTCAATGGTGGCGTTTCGCCGTTTGTCATCCATGCCTTTGATCACTCGTGCCACAGTTTGCCGGTGCCATTTTACCGCTGTGGCAATCTGTCGCTGCGTTGCGCCGTTGTTGTGAGCAGCCCGGATCAGGGCTGCGGTTTCGTTGAAACGTTTACGCTCGTTAACTTTGGCTAAGGCGTAAGCATTGCCTTGGCATTGCAATGCCAACAGATCGCCTTGTGATGCGCTCATGCCCTCACCCATTCCAACCGCACTAGGGCTTCGGCTGGTGAGCCAAGACCGTCGACCTTGGTGAATGAGTGCCACTCGCCACCGATTAAATAGGCAGTGAGCGATACGCGCTCAATGGTGCCGAGTGTTGTGACATCGCCAACCTTGCGGCTGCCGTAGGTGCTGGTGGTGGATGTTGTGTTCATTGTGTTCCCCTTGCTCAGGTAACCTTGTGGCTACAAATAGAACAATAGCACATCTGGCACACAATGCGACACCAATACCCCTATCGTTACCAAATTGTTATGAAAGGGCATCCTGTGCGCGATATCTACGATCAAGCCCGATATCTGACCGCCACCGACAGGCAAGCCCAATATGGCACACCAGAGGCGAATCTAGGGCGAATTGGGGCACTTTGGTCGGCGTACCTAGGAAAAGACCTAGACGCCCACGATGTCGCCGTGATGATGGCCTTGGTCAAGATTGGCCGCATGGCCTCAGGTGTGACCGTGGCAGACAACTACGTTGACGCCGTGGCCTACATCGGCCTAGCCGACCGGCTGGCGCCGTGAAAATCACCGTCACAATCGGTGAAGTCCACATCAAAACCCAGGGCGTAGACCTGACCGTGCGCCAGGTCAAAGAGTTGACCCGGCTTGCCGCATCCATTGCCTTAGCCCTGCCCACGCCAACCATTGAAGTAACACCAGAGCCACCATCGGCGCCAATGGGATTCACTGCCCATTTAGAGCTCGCAACCGAACTGCCAACAGAGGACTACTTCACAGATGATGAGGAATAAATAAACTTCCGGTGCCTCTCGCCGGTGACGCAACGCCCCCCGTTTGACCCACAAGGTCGGCGGGGGGCGTTTTGCGTTTTGCGGCGTGGCGCTATTGACACACCCTAGCCCCGGCGTGTAGTCATGACCCTAACGAAAACGAAAGGGGACACAATGTCCGAGTTCATTGGCACGATGGCATTAACAATAATGATCGCAGCTGCAACCTATTACCTTGGCAAGACCAGCACCAAAGGTGAAATCAGATATTGGAAACAGCAAGCAATCAGCGCCAGAAAGATCGCTGACGACATGGGTAGGGCGGCGATGGAAAACCACATCGACCTTGCCATTGCTGAAGTAAGGTCGGTGAAATGATTTTGGCGACCGTCGCATTGACGGCGGCGCTGGCGTTGCCAGCAACAGCACCTGCACACTTCACCGATGCCATCGCCGTTGGTGGACATGACCACGACGGCTCAAGTCTTTACCTTGGCGAGCACTACGTCAAAGCGCATGAGTCAATCCGCCGGTGCATCACTTGGCATGAAAGTCGTGGCGCCTACAACGCCAACACCGGGACAGGAAAGTTTCGTGGCGCCTACCAGTTGAGTCGTGACATGGGCGTTGGCGCCGGTTGGATGATCCAGCGCGACTTGCGCAAGACCGTCAGCGCAACCTTGGCCAAAGAAATTGGCGAGCACCTGCGCGCCACTGTGGTCAACAAATGGCACCCATATTGGCAGGACTATGCGTTTTGGTTGGTGTGGGACAAAGGCAATGGCAAAAGCCATTGGAACTCAGTGAGGTGGTGTTTCGCATGACAAATGTTTCGCTGGTGCAGCGTTGCATGTTGCAAGCCGAATTCGAACAACTGCGAGGTGAACCACACTTGGCCGAGCTGCTCAATGAGTGCGTTGAAGCCTTGTGTGAAGTTGAAACCGGTGGCTAACCCTTCCAAGAATAAAGGCACCGCCGCCGAAACCGCTGTGGTGCGTTACGCCTGGGCGCAAGGCTTCACCGATGCCGAACGCATAGCGTTGTCAGGGTCAAATGACCAGGGTGATGTTGTGTTGATGCGTGAACCCAAAATCATTATTGAAGTCAAGGCTGGCAAGACTGCACAAACGGCAAGCCTAGGTCAAATCAGCAAATGGCTCGATGAGGCGCAGCGCGAGCGCGACAATGCCGGCGCGGTGCATGGTTTTCTCTTCGTGCAACGCCAAGGATTTGGCAACTCGCGGGTTGGCAGCTGGGAATGTTGGACGCTGTCCGATGATCACGGCGCGTTCACTGATTATGGCGACAGTTTCAACACCATCATGGTCAGCGTTGATGACATGTTTGATGCAATAAAGGAGCGTTATGTTTCAAATTAGATACATGGAAACCGACCAGCGTGACATTCACTGGCGATTGCGCGCTGCGTGTCGTAACTCTGATCCTGAACTGTTCATGCCGCACAGCCGATTCACGCAGGAATACAAAGTGGCCGTGGGGATATGTCAGGGCTGTGAAGTACGTTCACAATGTTTAGAAGTTGCACGGCAAGGCCGCGAAACCACCGGGGTTTGGGGCGGCGTTTTATTTCAATTGAATGGGGAACAATATGAAGCAAGTTGAGTTGGATTCGTTGACCACTTATGTGTGGGCGTTGAAACAATTGAAGGCTGACCGCGCCGACATTGATGCACAAATTGAAGTTGCTGAAGGTCAGATCAAAGACGCCCTAGGTGATGCCGAGGTTGGCACCATTGGCGGCGAGCCAGTGATTAAGTGGACGCACATTGTAAGTCAGCGATTCGATCAAAGCGCAGCAAAGGCGTTGCTGACTGATGACCAGGTTGCCGCCTGCACCAAGCCGTCAGAGTCGCGACGGTTCACGATTGTTGATGTGTGATGGGCAAACTCAAAGACACTTTGAGCCACGACACGCCACCCTTTGATGTGTCCACCACGTTAATTAAACAGGTGAAAGAGTATTCCGCATGGTCGCCACGATCCCAACAAACAATGATTGGCGCCAGCGAGATCGGCACACCATGTTCACGGCGACTGGCCTACAAGTTGCTAGGCGTTGAAGCGGTCAACACCGACACCGACTCATGGCCTGCCATTGTTGGCACTAGCGTGCATTCCTATTTGGAACGGGCGTTCAAAAAGAATCCCGACTACATGACGGAAGTGCCGGTGGTGCTCGAGCCGTGGACGAAGGGCACCGCTGACCTTGTGCATCTGCCGTCCAAGACCGTCATCGATCACAAGGTTGTTGGCGCCACGGCGTTGAAAACGTACAAGGCCAAAGGCATGTCGGCGCAGTATCGGGTGCAGTTGAACATGTACGCCCTGGGTCTTCGCCTGATGGACATTGAGATTGACACCATTGCCATCATGTTTTGGTCGCGCTCGGGCATGATGCGCGATGCCTTTTCAATAAGTGAACCTTATGACGAAGCCTTGGTCGAGGACACATTCAAACGATTCGACGCCATTAAAGCAATAACGGACATGGGAGTGGCGGCGCTGCCGTTGATCCCGACGACGCCGACGCATTGCCTTTACTGCCCATACTTCTTTCCG